ACCCGCCGTTGTAGTTGGGGTTGATGGTCGCTGAGGAGTTGGCTTCACGGTAGGAGCTGAGGCTTGAGAAGCCGTGTCAGCTGGCCACTGCCCCGACGTAGTTGGGGGTACGATGTGAGCAAAACTCAACACCGGTACTGTGGGGGTATCAACACGTGTGATTTCCGGAGCCGGGCCGCGTGCCTGGCTGCTCGACCTTCGGGGCTTGGGCTTCGCTATTTCTTCTGCAGAGTACCTTACCCACGTCACCACTGCCCGCCAAGAGCGCGCCAGCTGTGAAGCGGCAGCTGCCTGCTGACTGACAGCGGCACTCGGCTCAAACCAACACCGCACTGGCTCAGCCGCGATTAAGCCGTACACCACGCTCTCTAAGTACCGCGCCTCACCTGACCCGTGTGCCCCCAAACCTGGGATAGCATCAGTCATGTCAACTCCCGTAGTAAACACGGGTGCGAGCACGCGCCCTGGAGTGGTGCGTGCCTGAGCCAGCAAGTGCACATGTTTCCGGTATGCCTCGATGGCGAGTTCATATGCCCCGTTGACACTGCTGGCAAATGGATCCATCCATTCTAGTGCAGCATACCCCCCCGAGACGCATGCCCAAACACTACGTAGCACTTCGCGCGACGTCACTCTGTCCGACATTATACCCACGGCTTGCGCAATGACGTCAGGTGTTGAAACGCCTCTGCCTCCGGCGAAGCCTCCTAGCAATGCGCCCACCCCCGTCCAGAATCGCTGACACACGAGAGGAGCAGAATATACTACGCGACCAGCATTCAAGAGCACTTGGGATGGGGGGATTGCCCCGGTAGGCCTGAGCAAATAGGTCGCCCCATCAAGCTTGGGCGACCGGGAGCAGTAAGGCAAAACGTAATTCTCCCCATCGCAAGAGAGATACGGCATGTGGACCGTTTGTAATAGCACCTGAGTGCTGGCGTGGTTCACGCCCACGGAAGATGCATAAGCATAATAATAAGCTAAAGCCAGTTCCGGGTTCGATAACACCGCCAGGAAGTCGTCAGCTGTGGGTGGCGCGGGAGAGTCACCACTCTGACGCACGAAGCACACTTCCTCGGTCAGGGCTTCAGGCCCAGACTCGAGGGAAGAGTACATCGAGTGCTGGTCGTCTGCCACATAATGGTGCATGCCTCGCACACCCATCCAGAGGAAGGCGCGATATCTTGGATCCAGCTCGTCAGCGATATAAACCCAACACTTTGCTTGGTAGTCCGGGAGTGAAACAGTGGGTAACTCAGCGGTCAACAGGTTGCTCACCATAGTCCTCGGGTAACCCATCGCCGACGTACGCCTTGCAGCTTCCGACTTTGTCCGGAACACGTAGGCGTGGCACACTATCCGAGCAAGGTTGTGCAAACGTAGGCCATAGTCTGCCTTGCCGGCGTCCCGTGCCACTGCCCAGCGTAGCGCCTCAAAATGATTGTAAGTGGGGGGCGTAGTTGTGCTCGATCCAGGAGGAGCAGCCAGCGGTCCAGCAATGATGCGTGGCAGTCGGATGCCTACGGCTTTTGCAAACTCTTCCACCGAATTCGCATCCGACATGGATCGGAGTGACGCTTCATCGATACCCGGTGCAACTCTGAAGTTTACGCTATCGCTGCGTAAATCCACGTCGCAAGCTTCACCATCCCCGTAAAGATCATAAGGTATAGTGGAGGCGATCCCATGTGCACCATCTAACCCCTTAGGTCCTGTGGTCGGACTGACCTCACCCACGCTTGTTACCTTCTCGTTTTGGATAGCAGCGCAGAGTAGGTGGTCCGGGAGTAGGTATGGCCTCTCATGCTCAAGGAACGCCAGTAGCCCAGTAGCGCTATTGTCTGCTTCTGCCGGCTCCATTTCGGTTCGGCCACGAGTACCACGGGACACTGACATCTTTGAATTCGCCAACTGCGATAACCCTTGAGATAGCCATGGGCGTGAAGAGGATGCGATGAAAGCCATGGTTGTCAGAGTATAATGATCCAATCGTAAGCTAATCTTTGATAACAGCTGTGCTAATTCCACAGTTGCTAGCGAATGAGTAGATTGAGTAATATGAATACCGGTGTTTGTATGCTTGTGCCCACCGGCAATGCAACCATGAGATCACTCACGAGTGCGTTGCGCAAAAGCCCTTTAGTTCTTTTTTGCG